ATGAGTCTTACTATAAGAACTATATTTTTGATGATATTTCTGCAGGATTTAATGCAACTGAAAATGAATTTACCCTCAAGCAAAATGGATCGGATGTTCCTGGAATCTCAACAGAGGGAGCTGTTATTTTAGTCAATGATATATTCCAGTCACCTGGACTTGCTGATCAGTATATATTAAGTGAACAGTCTGGTATTACATCTGTTACTTTCCAGGGAACTGAGACCGTTCCACTAGGACCTGATGTTGGAATTTCAAGTTATCCAAAAGGTGGTATTATTGTTTCAGTTGCATCGACAGAAGGATTTGGTTATCAACCACTAGTCGCTGCTGGTGGAACTGCAATTGTTTCTGCTTCTGGAACTATAACTTCTATTGCCATCGGTAATAGTGGTTCTGGATATAGAACTGGAATACAAACAACGGGAACTAATGTTGATAAAGTGACTGTTAATGTTGCTATTAGAACAGATTCTACATCAGAACCAAATGTTGTTTCTATTGGAACTGCATCAGTATCTGGTGGTCATATTACTGGAGTTGCCGTTACAAACTCTCAGGTATTCTATGCACCAAGAGATATATCAAATGTTGGATATTCTTCAATAACTGGATTAACCACTGTTACTACATCTACTGCACACGGACTGACTATTGATGATGAAGTTATTGTTTCTGGAATAGCATTTACATGCGATTACAGTGGTTCAGGACCAGTTAATGTTTCTAATGCCGTTTATGATAACATAAGTGGTATAATGACTGTAACCACGTCAACTGCTCACAACCTCTCCACAACTGGACAGAAGAGTGATGTTCTTCTTACTGGTCTTGGATTTACTTGTGGACTTGATGGTGGAGCATCCACTCATACATATCCAAGAACAACTGATCCTGTTTACTGTGGTACTAAAGTGACTGCAGTTAATAGTTCCACTGAATTTGAAATTAATGCAGGTGTTTCTACAGTGCCAACTTTCTTCCAAAGTGGAGGAACTGCTCAACCTGTTCTCATCGCACCAAGAGCAACCAATAATTCTGCTAGTACATTTGACCCAGCAGTAAACGGAACAAAAGTTCTTAGAGTCGTTGACAATACAACTTTTGAAATAAACACTGGTATCTCGACTAGAAAACATTTCTATGCAAGATGTGGTAAACTCAACAAACCACTTGATGTTGTATTTGATAATCCACTGAGTTACTCAAATATTCAGTTGGTATATAGTTCTTCCTCCGTAACTGGATTCGGAACACATGCAACCGCAAACGTCGTTGTTGGTCAAGGGTCAAGTGTCATTGACTTTGAAATTGTCAATACTGGTTATGGATATGGTAACGGCCAAATCTTAACTGTTGCCATTGGAGGAACAACTGGTATTCCAACTACTTCCTCCTACTCTGGAAATGAGTTCCAAATAACAATCGATGAAGTTCATGTAGATGAATTTTCTGGATGGACAGTTGGAACATTAGATGTTCTGGATAAAGTCGATGACTTTATTGATGGTGTAAGAAAAGATTTCCCACTTACAAAAGCAGGTTCTATTGTCTCAATCGTTGCTGCTAAAGGATCAAAGATTAATGTTGAAGATGTTCTTTTGATATTCGTTAACAATATCCTTCAAGTTCCTGGAGAAGGATATACGTTTACTGGAGGAAGCACTGTTGTATTTACAGAAGCTCCAAAAATTGGTGATACCGTAAATATTCTTTTCTATAAGGGAAGTGGTGACACTGATGTTATCTTTAGAAATGTTATTGAAACTGTAAAGAAAGGTGACACTTTACAACTTAAGAGTGATAGATCAGTGGGTCAAGCATCTTATCTTAGTGAGGATGAAAGAGTTGTAGAATTGGTTAAATCTACCAATACTGTTGAAACTAATCCATATGAGGGTCCAGGAAATGTCTCTGACGTTACATTGGAGAGACCCGTTGACTGGTGTCGTCAAACAGAAGACATCTTTATTAATCAAATTGGTGTTGGTAAAGATAGAGAATTGTATGAACCAGTCATCAATCCAAGTGCATATCTCATCAAGTCTGTTGGAGTGGGATCTACAGCAATCTATGTTGATAATTTGAGACCTATCTTTAATTCACAAAATGAAAATGATACATCTCTAATTTTCCAAAAGAAAATTAAATTTATAAGGCAGGAAACTAAGACAGGTGCAGCTGGAACAGCAGTTGTCTCTGGATTTGGCACAATTTCTTCTGTCACTATTTCTGATGGTGGTGTTGGATATACAACAGCCACAGTAAGTTTTGGTTCAACTATTGGTGTTGGAACTACGTCCAGAGCACTTGGTAATGTTACCATTAGTGCTGGAGGGACAGTTACAGGGGTTGCCATCACAAGTCCAGGTGTTGGATATACTTATACAAACCCACCAACTGTTCTTATCTCTCCTCCAACTTACTCTGAAGAAGAAGTAAGTGTAAATTCTTACTCTGGAGATAATGGCATTATTGTTGGATTTGGAACCACAACTGTAGGAGTTGGTACGACATCACTTATCTTTGATGTTCATATTCCGTTTGACTCATTCCTTAGAGACACTTCTATTGCTGGAACTGCAGTAACAATTAGTTCTCTTGATGCAAATGATTTGTTTGTAGTAAGGAATTCCAACATAGGTGCAGGAACAACGTCAATAACCTCGTTTGATCCTTCAGGTAACACTGTGGGTGTAGGAACTTCTTTTGCCGATAATGTGTATGCCGTAAGAACTGCGGTTTCTATATCAACAAGTGTTCAGGGAGTTACAACTCATGTAAGGAGAGTTACTGTTGATGTGGATCAACACATCACATCGGGCATAACAACCTCAGATTTCTTTGGAAATTATAGTTGGGGAAGAATAGACATTACTTCTAGGGCAGAGTCTAATTCTTACAACTCTTATACTCTTGGAGGTATCGGTATTTCTGAAGGAACTGGTATTTCTACATCTACATTAGTTACAAGATCAAACTTCTTGAAATTCAAAAATTATATCGTTTAATACTAATAAATAAAGAAAAACTCTGTCCAAAATGGCTGCCATTATAACTGATCAGATTAGAATATTAAATGCGGGTAATTTTGTTGCTGGTGTTTCTAATGCTAGTAATTCCTATTATTCATTTATTGGTCTGCCCAATCCTGCAGACTACCAGACTGATTGGGATTCAGATCCACCTGCTCCAAAAGATAATTTTGATCAGGAAAATGATTATTGGGATACAATGATTGCGTTGAAAAAAATCAACACTGCTGATGCTAGACAGGTTGTTCCTAAACTAACATGGAGTTCTGGAACGACATATGACATGTATAGACATGATTATTCCAGATCAAACACTGCACCAGTCTCAGGTGCAACAAACCTTTATTCGGCAAATTTTATTGTTTTAAATAGTGATTTTAGAGTTTACTCTTGCTTACAAAATGGGACAGATCCAGACAACACTGAGGGTAGACCATCTCTAGATGAACCAACTTTCACTGATTTAGAACCAAGATCTGCTGGAACTAGTGGTGATGGATATATTTGGAAATATCTTTATACAATCAAACCGAGTGAGGTTGTTAGATTTGAATCAACAGATTTCATGCCAGTCCCAACAGATTGGTTAACTGCTGCGGAAAATGCTGCGGTTAGAGATAACGCTGTTGATGGTGGAATTAAAATTGTAACTGTTACTAACAAGGGTGTTGGTCTTGGCACGGCGAACAGTGTTTATACCTCGGTTCCTATTAAGGGTGATGGGGCTGGAGCACAATGCACAATAGTTATTGATGGAAACCAGCAAGTAAGTTCTGTAACTGTTTCTAATCAGGGATCTGGATATACTTACGGAAACGTAGATCTAGTTGCTGGTGGAGTGCCAACTGGAACTACAAGACCAAGTTTTAATGTTATCATCCCACCTCAAGGTGGTCATGGTGCAGACATTTATAGAGAACTAGGTGCATTTAATGTTCTGCTTTACTCTAGAATTGAAAATGATAGTACAAATCCAGATTTTATAACAGGAAATCAAATCGCAAGAGTTGGTGTTGTCGAAAATCCTCAACAATTTGGATCAACTACTCTTCTTTCAGCAGACAAAGCAAGTGCTCTTAGTGCTTTAAAGTTAGTTGGCACTGGATATAGCACTGCAACCTTCTCTGGGGACTCTTACTTTACTCAAACTGTGTCAACTGGCACCACAGCAGTTGGTAGAGTTGTAAGTTACGATCAAAATACTGGTGTTCTGAAGTTCTGGCAGGATCGATCACTTGCTGGATTTAATACTGTGGGAACAGCACAAACTCAACCTACTTACGGATTTGACTTAACTGAGTTTTCTTCATCTCCTGGCACTGGTGGGTCTTTGGTTATATCTCCAACAACTGGTCAAGATCTATCAATTGATACTGTTTTTTCGGGTATAACTACCGTAATAAATAATCGTACATATTATCTTGGTCAAACTTTTGCTAGTGGTATAGCCAATCCTGAAGTTAAAGCACACTCTGGCAGTATCATTTACGTTGATAATAGACCGTCTATAACACGGTCATCGAATCAAAAAGAAGACATAAAAGTTATTTTGCAGTTCTAAAGAATTATGCCACAACAGACTAATCTCAACGTAGCACCATATTTTGACGATTTTGATGCAGCGAATGACTATCATAAGGTATTATTCAAACCTGGATTCCCAGTTCAGGCTAGGGAGTTAACCTCTCTTCAATCGATACTGCAAAATCAAATTGAAAAGTTTGGACAGCACTTTTTTAGTGAAGGTGCTAAAGTAATTCCAGGAAATACTGGATATAGTCAGATATATTATTGTGTTCAGTTAGAAAATACTTATCAAGGTGTTCCCGTAGCAGCATATGCTGATCAGTTAGTAGGAACAAAAATAACCGGACAAAATTCTGGAGTAACTGCATTTGTAGATAGTATTTTATTACCAGAAGATTCAGAAAGAGGTAATTTAACATTATACATCAATTATTTGACATCAAGTTCCTCTAATAATTCCACTCAAATTTTTAGTGACGGTGAACCAATTGTTTGTAATGAAGTTTTATCCTCAGGATTACTTGGAAACTCAACTATTGCAGCAGGAACTCCTCTTGCAGTAACATTAGAAACGGCAGCAGCTGCTACTGGTTCTGTATTCCAAATCGATAATGGTGTATATTTTATTAGAGGAAACTTTGTAAATGTAAACAAAGAAAGTTTAGTATTAGATCAGTATACTACAACTCCAAGTTACAGAATTGGTCTTCTAATCGATGAAAGTATTGTTACCTCAGATATTGATGAAGAATTAAATGATAATTCACAAGGATTTAACAATTATGCTGCGCCCGGAGCAGATAGATTAAGAATTAGCGTAAGTTTATTTAAAAAAGCACTTGATGATTTTAATGATGACAACTTTATTTTACTTGCCACTGTTATAAATGGTGTTCTTCAAATAAACAAGAGAAAAAGTATTGCAGGTGGTGGTGTTGGATTTAGTGACCTGACAGATGTTCTTGCTAGAAGAACATTTGACGAATCTGGACACTATTATGTCAAACCATTTGATGTTACTGTTGTAAACTCTTTAAATGATAGGGTTGGTAATGGTGGAATTTTTAACACAGGACAATTCTCTCCTGGTGGAGTAACCGTCTCCGATGATCTTGCTTTATATAAAATCTCTCCTGGAAAAGCATACGTAAAAGGATATGAAATTGAATCATTAAATGCTGTCTATCTTGATGTAGATAAACCAAGAACAACTAGAACAATTGAAGATCAGAATTTAATTTATAACACTGGTCCTACTTTAAGACTTAATAGAGTTCACAGAAATCCAACAGTTGGATTAGGAAACACATATTTTGTAAGTCTTAGAGATCAAAGAGTAGGAGCAGATCAAGAAACTTTACCAGGTAATGAAGTTGGAGTTGCTAGAGTTTATGATTTTAGATTAGAGTCTGGTTCGTATAATACATCCGATGGAAACTTGAATGAGTGGAATCTTGCACTTTATGATGTTCAGACAAATGTTGAAATTTCAATAAATCAATCTCACACATTATCAACTCCAACTTTTGTAAAAGGTGCTAATAGTGGAGCAACGGGATTCTTAAGACATGCAGTCAGCGCCGGAACTGCACTTACAGTATACGAATCTGAAGGATCTTTCGTACCAAATGAGAGACTAATCTTTAATGGTGTTGATGATGGAAGAATTGCTATTGCTGTCACTGAGCATAATATTTCAGATGCAAAATCTGTTTATGGAATGGTTGGATTTGATGGAACTGATTCTTCAGTAGGTATTAACACATTTAGTGCAGATGTAATTCAATCAACTAAATTTACTGTTGGAATTGCAACGGTAAGTCCTCTTTCTGGGGGAGTTAGCACTGTAAGAAGCAATAATCCTGCATTCCCAGGAACTTTAGTAAAAGAAAATGATTTAATTGAATATACTGATAATACTACAGGTGGACTTCTTACGGAAGATCCTATCATAGCTAGAGTTGTTAGTGTTGGTACAACACATATTGATATTGAGGGTGTAACTGCAGTTGCAGGAATTTCTAGTGGACTTCTTCCTGCTGCAGCATTAAATGTAACCGACTTTAAAATTATTACAACAGATCTGGCATCATCTTCTGATGATTCTTTGTTTACTGCATTACCAAAGATTAATATATCTGATCTAAATCTTGATGATGCATCATTAACGATTAGAAAAACTTTTGATGTAACTATTGCAAGTAGTGAACTCTCTACTCAAGTGGTTGCAGGAACAAATGAAACTTTCTTGCCGTTTGATGAGGAAAGATATCTTTTAATAAGAGATGATGGGACAACAGAATCTTTGAATGGAGATCAGTTAGATATTTCACCAAATGGAAAGACATTACAAATTCGTGATTTAGGATCTAATAGTGATGCTACTTTGATCGCTTCTCTGAAAAAAATTAAACCAAAAGCAAAGCAAAAAATTAAAAACAGAGTTAGTTCAATAACTATCGATAAATCAAAGTTAGTTGGATCTGGAATCGGAACAACAACTCTAAACAATGGATTGACTTATGGATCTTTCCCCTTTGGAACTAGAGTTGAAGATGAAGTCATCTCTCTGAATACACCTGATGTAATTCAAATTCATGGAGTTTATGAATCAGCAGACACTTCTGGTGCATCTTGTCCACAAGTTACTTTGCAAGCGATCAACACCACATCAACTACAACTCAAGAACTTTTGATAGGTGAGAGACTTATTGGTCAAACAAGTGGTGCTGTTGCAATTGTGGCAGAAAAATTAGACAACTCTAATATTTCGTTTATTTACAAAAACGAAATTGGTTTTATTGAGGGAGAGACTGTTGAATTTGATGAATCTGTAGCATCTGCACTTGTTTCATCATTAGTAACACCAAGTTTTAATATTTCATCAAACTATTCTTTCCAGACTGGTCAAGAAAAAACATTCTATAACCATGGAAGAATTAGAAGGAAGGCAGATTCTTCAGCACCCACTAAGCAATTGAAGATATATTTTATGAATGCTTCCTTCTCTTCAACAGATGATGGTGATATTATAACTGTTAACTCTTATGATCAGTTTGATTTTACGACAGAAGTTAAAGATATAGATCTCAATAGAAATACTGATATTATTGATATTAGACCTAGAGTTTCTACGTTTGTAACTGCATCTACAAACACCAGATCTCCTTTAGAATTCCTTGGTAGAACATTTACTGCTGCTGGTCAATCATCGAATACTGTATTATCTTCCGATGAAGCTATATTAGCAGATGTTACTTATTTCCAGGGTAGAATTGATAGAGTTTATTTGACTAAGGAAGGAAAGTTCCAAATAATGTACGGAACTCCGTCTGATACTCCTACCAGACCTGATCCGATTGATGATGCTATTGAAATTTGTAGGGTAAATCTTCCTCCATTCCTCTACGATACTAAACAAGCATCTTTATCTTTTATGCAACATAAGAGATATCAGATGCAGGATATCAAAAAACTTGAAGACAGAATTAAAAGTCTTGAGTATTACACCACACTATCTCTTCTCGAAAAGGAAACAGCAAACTTCTTTATTCCAGATGACAATGGTCTTAACAGATTTAAGTCTGGTTTCTTTGTTGATAATTTTAATGATTTTCAAGCACAAGAACTTAACCTTCGTGTCAATAATTCCATTGATAGAAAATTCAATGAATTGAGACCAAGGCATTATACAAATTCTGTTGATTTAATATTCGGACCTGTTGTTGATACAGATCCTACTGATGACTTAGATTTTGCGGATATTGAGGGTAATAACGTAAGAAAGCAAAATGATATTGTAACTCTTGACTATTCTGAGGTTGAATTTATTAAACAGAACTTTGCCACAAGAACTGAAAGTGTTACTCCCTTCCTTATCAGTTTCTGGAATGGAACTATAGAACTTACTCCAGCATCTGATAATTGGGTTGATACTACTAGACTAGATGCAAAGATTATTGAAACTGAGGGTAATTATAACGAAGTATTCGACGATCACGTTGAAGCTGGTACTATTGATCCCCAAACTGGATTTGGTCCTGTAATTTGGGATTCTTGGGAAACTAATTGGACCGGCGTTGAAGTTGTTGATAACACAAGACGAAGAGTTATTCAAAATGGTCCTGATGTTATTCACCAGGGTGATACATGGAGACCTGGAAGAAGAATATCAACCAGACAAGTTTCTGATCAAGTTATTGAAGACCAACTCAGAACAACTAGAGAGTTTGGAACTCGTTCAAGATCTGGTGTCAGAACAATTGTTACTGAACAGTTTGATATGGAATCTGTTGGCGACAGAGTCGTTAGCAGAGATCTTATTCCATATATGAGATCTAGAAACGTTGAATTCGTTTCTAAGAAGATGAAACCACTTACTAGAATGTATGGATTCTTTGATGGTGTTGATATTACAGAATACTGTGTCCCTAAACTTCTAGAAATTACTATGACATCTGGAACTTTCCAGGTCGGTGAAACAGTTGTTGGTGAAATGATAAAGATTGGTCGTGGTGAAACTACTGCAGAATCAAATGCAAACATTAGATTTAGAGTTGCTCAACACAATCATAGGGAAGGACCTTATGATGCTCCAACTAAAACTTATGTCGAGAATCCATATTTAAACCTTCCATTATCAGCATCTTATTCCTCTACTTCTACAATTCTTAATGTAGATACATTCTCTCTTGCATCTCAAGCAAGAGGTGATTTTTATGGTTGGGTAAAAGAAGGAATGGTATTGGTTGGGTCTACAAGTGGTGCTATTGCAACTGTTCAAAACGTCAGATTGATTTCTGATCTCTCTGCAACTCTCATTGGTAGCTACTATATCCCAGATCCGAACAATATTACTTTCCCAAGATTTGAATGTGGAACTAAGACTTTCACTCTTACTAATGATATTGATAATAATCAAGATAATGCAACCACAATTGCAGAGGAGGCATTTAGTGCATCTGGTACTTTAGAAACAGTTCAAGAAAATATTATTTCTGTTAGAAATGCAAGAGTTGAACTAAAGAACGAGTTTCAGAGTAGAAATGTTAACAGAGATCTTGGTACAGAGGTTGTTGGTAGTAGAGTTGTTTCTTCAAGAACAAGAACTCAGACAATTATTACCTATTACGATCCACTTGCACAATCATTTTTAGTAGAAGATGATACTGGAGTATTCTTGACCAGTTGTGATGTATTCTTTAGATCTAAGGATGACATGGATATTCCTGTTGTCTTCCAGTTAAGAACCATGTCTAATGGTTCACCAACTGCAAGGATTCT